CTCGTCCTTGCGGATAACACGCTCACCTCCGTTTTCCAAGAACTTCTTCTTGTAGACAAATTTCTTGTCTGTCTTATAGTTGAAGTACAGAAGTGTGACCACATCCCTTTGGAATAGATCGTTTCTGTACGTTCTCATTACGCCGTAGTAATCATACCAAGCAGATCCTAGGTTTGATATCTCGTTTAGCTCGTCCTTTGTAAGATCTGGCTTTATTTTATACAGCTCAGATATTGGTACTTGCTTCACCTCTCCCCAGTAGAACACGTCATCGAATGTAGGAGACTCGGTGTATGAGTACACGACATTGGCCGGGTCAACATAATCAATCTTGATTCCTGAGTTAGGGTAGAACATATGTCTGCACCCTCCGATACCTAGTACCGTTAAGTCATAGTCTACCTGCTTCTTTACTAGATCGTATTTGTTCTGCTGCATCACCGTATCGATGGCGACCTCCTCGGCTATCTCAATACTTGGCTTGTAGTTGAGCTGCATATACAGGTTCAACTCTTGCTTGTTCTCTGGTAATTGGTCTGGAGGTATATCAAATGCATCCACGCCAAAGTTTTGCTTGATCGACATCAGTGCATCCTTTGCGTACATATTAGCCTCGACCATATCCTGGAAGGCGTTCTTTTTTTCTGCAGACATTATATCTACAGCCTCTGCCTTTACCTTGTATATTCTTTCCTGCATCCCGTTAACAACGATGTCAACGAACTTAGGAATAACTGGCACAGGAGTCCAGTCTAAATTAAGGTGTGATAGGTCTCCCTGTGGGTCAAACGTAGCCTTGTACTTGGCGATCGATTGCTCGCCCCTTGCGTATAGTCTAAGTCTGTGAAAATCTACCCATTGATCATAGAACCTGCAGCTGTTACCAGAACGTCTGAACCATTCGTATTGAATACTTTGGCCTATACGAAGACCGAACTCTTGGCTAGCCTTCTCAGCATCTGACACTAATACATTAGGAAACGTGATTGGGTTTATTATTACGTTCGGCTTAATATCCTTCATTCTTTTTTATTTGGCTAACTCTACCAGAGTTGTCGTAAGTCGCAAAGTTAACGATTATTTTACTCTTTTTTACCTCCGGGACATACAGGTGGCGTTGATTTGCCATAATTGCTAACCCAGAACTTATCGAGGCATCATGTTTTGTTCTATTGTTGATATCAAACTTTGCCCAATCCTCAAGCGTTCTAATAAAGTACATCGATCCCATCTCGTCTGGATCTCGATATGTTCCTTCCATATCTAGCCCTACATACTTCTCAATATACGTCTGAATCGCATCGGCGTGAGCCTGCTTCATGTCCTCGCTGTTGTTTGGCACACCGCCTATCTCTCTTTCTGTCACAGATAGCTTTGCCAGAGGCTTATCCGGTCTGTTTGATGCAAACCTTCTGTAGCCTCTGTTCTTAAAATGATACAGCAGACGTGGCTTGTTATTCTCAGCCAGCACCGGCATTCCGTAAAAAAAGCAGGCCATCAAAACATCTTCGAAAAATATCTCTGCAGTCTGCGGACGTGCAATGTACTCAAGAAAGAACTCGTGGTTAGGTGCGTGTTCCATGTGGAACTTTGTCATCCCGTGCAACGAACCGTTTGATCCGCCACCGCCGACAACACCTGGGATGTCGTATGGGTCACACCCGAACGAACCTAGGTGCTCGTTGCCTGGATACTTTGCACCGTTGCGTTCAATAACATTGTTTTGTAAATTAGCGTCAGGTATCCAGCTAACAAGAAACCTGCCCTTTGGATCTGGAGTCCATACAACCTTTGTATCCTTCTCGCCGTGCATCCAACTAAAGTACCCTCTTGTGAGGTACTTACCCTTTATAAGCCCGTCGTTATAGTCAATTTGTTGGTATATCTTGGTCAGATTAAATAAAGATTCTTTCGACTCGTCACGGAATGCGTGAGACTCTGTCCTTGGGTACTGCCTGTAAAACTCGTTCAGTGCGTCTGAGTCAGATTTTAATGCGGCAACCTCGTTGTTCCAGTATTCAATCACCCCTATCTTTACCTTGTCGCCCTCCATGTTCTCCACCTCTGAGCCTTCATTCACAGTCAATATTGGGAATCCGTGCTTATCGATATAGCCCTCAAAGTTCCACTCCATAGGTATAAACAGCGAGTAGAGCCCGCCCTTAGTCTGTCCGTTGGCACTTCGATTCCTTGGGTTAGAGTCCTCGTACATCTTCTTGTAGTTCGCACCACCCTTGGCTAATGCGTTCGAGGTCGAGCCCATCATACACTTACCGATGATACGACTACCCAAACGTAGACAGGTCTTCCTTACACGCCATCCGTTTAATATATTCTCAGGCTTGACAATCTTACCGGCCTCATCCTCGATCAATAGCTTTAATTTTTCACCATCGTAGGCGTTGTCCGACGTGCTTCTCCAGTCGATAACTGTGTCCAGTCCTGAAACAGTTGACGAGTCTACATTGTACATATTCTTCTTGGTGATCTTTGCCGCTGGAACCTTGTACGATAGTTCCGTCTTTGGCTTATCCATACCATCCTGCACCGGCTTAAAGAAGAACGGGTAGTTCTGACTGATAGGCACCACCTTGTCCGTAAACATTGACTTGGCATCCGGACCGGTCTTGGACATTATCCCTAGGTGACCGTTCTTTGTGAGCGTACCTGTGTTGACAACCTCGCACGAGGCCATATACGAGAACCCGGAACGTCTGTTCTTTAGATAGCACAGTCCAAAGCATCTATTGTCAGCCTTACAGGCCTCCCAGTAGATGAAAAATATCCTGTTAGACTCACGGAAGTCTGGCAGACCTACGTCGGTCTTGCTCCACTGCAAATACATCCAGTGAGTGCCGGTCATATAGGTAGGGGTCTTCTTGTTTACGAACCAATGCCCGTACTCCCTTCGATCAAACTGGTCTTCTATGTAGTTGACCCACTTTGACTTGAATATATTGTCCCTATCGTTCCATTCGAACATTGACGATATTGCCTTTAGCTCGTCTGGGTACTTCTCTACCGTCCATACTCCGCCCTTGTTCTCAACACTGTTAGGTACTTCTGGCAGGGCAATCTTTACTCCGTTGATGTTGTATATATCGCCAATTGTTCCGTCCTTAGAGATTACGACAATGTCGTACTTCTCGTTGTACCCATAGGCCCATTTCTTGCCCTTATTAAAGCTAGTAACTACACTCTTCTGTATGAGATCCTTCTCTATTGTATACATTACCTTGATTTACGTTCTGCAAAGCCTTCGTTTGACTTAATGTTATCAGGCACCGATGCGGTTGACATCCTGGACTCCTCCTCCTCTATGCGTTGCAAGATGCTGAACGAATCCTCAATAGCTATACGCTTTGCCTGTGCAGCTGACTTTAATTTATCTGCAGACAGAGAGTCCTCTGCATCGATACTGCCTATGATCTCCTCCTTGGCTACCTTGATAAGCTCCTTGATGGCGATACGTCCGGCCTTTATTATTTCCTTCTTTAAATCTTCGTTAGGCATATGTTCTTTGTAAACATTCTATAAAGTTTCTCACCCTCAATATTAAACTCGTACTCCGACTCAGGCTGGAACGACACAATGTCGCCAATCTCCATCCCCATAGCCAACATCTCGGTGTTAATGTAGGCAATTTCCCCCATAAGAGGCTCATCAGTAGGCCTGATAAAGCAATACGGGTCTGGGGCCATCCAAACATCGTCGTGCTTATACATAAAGTACTGGTCGTCAAAGATAAAGTACATATTATCCTTGAAGTACGACGGTCCGTTACGCTCACGACCCTTCATATCGTAGTACTTTCTAAATGTGTTGTGATGTACAAGGAGTGTATCTCCTGGCACTACAGGCCCCTTATAATATACAGGGACTGATATTACCTTAGCCATGCGGTTGGTGGCTGTATGGTCCTCCTGTGAAGCACTCAGAACTATCCCTGAGTCCGACACAGAGTCGTACCTGTTACCCCCTACCGGTTCGGCTATAAAGCAGAACGGTGATCTCATAATTAAAATTCTATATTGTACTCAATTGATACAGGCATAGTGTAGTTGAAAAACTTCCACGCCATTACCTCTTTAGCGGAGTTCTCTATCCATACCTTGAACCCGTCGCCGGCGTTCTCGATGTTATGGATGATAAACTGGTCTTGCATAACCTTCTGACCGACGATGTAATGCATCGCCGTCTTATAGTCAGAACCTACAGATATCTTTCTAATCACCGTTGTGAACGATTTCTCCTGTCTGCAAATTGACCGTAATCTCTCCGTACTTTTCCTTGATTTGCTTCTGCACATCGCCGTACTCGGTCTCGGCCTGATTGAAGTTAAACATCAGACGTGATCGGTCCGCCTTGCATCGCTCTTCAAAGATGATGTTTTCTGCGATGTCGTTTTTGAGGTCAAAAACTTTTTGTCTTGTGGATGCTATCTGTTCTAGCTCTTCCGTTGTTACTGTTTCCATTTTATTTTATTTTAATTGTTAATGTTATGATATAGCCCAGGTATCATTATTTAATTTTGTTATTGTTTTCCCGGTGTTATACGGGATAGCGTATGATGATAGATTAGTCGTCCCGCCTCCATATAAATAACCCCCCGTTGGGCAGTTCAATGTAACAATTCCTGGACTGTCTAGAAAATTAAATACCCATATTTTTGTACCCAGAGGGAATGGAGCTATTGAATTTTCAGGTATTTTCAATGTACGAGAACTACTCCCAGAATATATATATACATTTTGGTCCCCAAGAATTAATGTGTAACTAGATGTAATAACGGGTGTTATGCTGTTCAATACGGATATTTCAACCTGCCCAGAAGTGCTTCTCATACTAACATTAGACCCTGAAACTATGTTTAATGTTTTTGCAGTAGATCCATTAAATGTGTATAAGTCAGTACCTTCCGTAGTGCCACTATTCGCCTTAATGGCCAATGAGTTTGTAGTAGTTCCGCCAGTGCCAGGAGGTGTTGCCCAAGTTCCGTCGCTCTTTAAAAAGCTATTTAATGCCATAGTTCCAGTAGGAACCAACCCCTTTGCAGATGTGGTAAATACAGGCAACATTGCAGCTACCTCTGCAGGTAGTAATTGCTGAGGAATAGCTTCTACTCCTGTATTGTTACCAAGTATTACATCGGTATCTATTGTATTTGTTGACTTTACGTAATCAGCTACATCAGATGCTACAAAATTCTTTGTAGAACCGCCTGAGTCAGTTCCTATCCATCTGTCTGCATTTTCAACAGGGGAACTTGTTTCGTATGTATTTATTTTAGCCATATATAAAGCAAAGATACTAAAAAAATAGAGATGTAGAGAACGAAGCCGGTCCTGATTATCCACGTATGGATTAAAATCGGTAGTTCTTTTCGCCTTAGCGATAGGACCATGTCAGCTCTGTTCTCTACATCTCCTAATATATTTTAACAATTGAACAACCTAAATTATGATTTGGTCCTCCTGTTCTATTAATCCCAGCAAAGCTAACGCATTGTTCTCCTGAAAGAAGAGGCGGTTCAGGAGAAAACACCGGATTAGCATACCCAACAATTACTGTTTCACTTAACGTGCCTTCAGTAATCTGACCTCTTCCGTCATTTGCAAATTTTTCCCATATTATGTACCTAAACTTAATCTTTAACGTAGTAAAAATTGAGCTGTACGCAAAATTAGCCCCAAAATTAGTTTTACTAACTACACCGCTTGGGTATAATAGATTTTGAACAACTGTTCCGCCAAGGGTATTCCTATAATTTATTCGATTTAACATTAACCTGTAATCTAAATACGGTCTGATATCAATTTGCTGCCCTATACGTGTAACCTTTGTCCAGTTATGTAATTCACACGGAGTTGCTGGCGGGTTACTATCCCCTCCTGCAGTGTCAGGCATACGATTCCAAAAACCTGGCACCTGCCAAGGCATTGGGTTTGTAGCACCTGCTATCTTGTAATTGTTTGACACTACTACTCTTGGGAATTTACTAGGATTTTTCTTTGAGTTCTTTTTATATACAAGCATCTCGCAGTATATGTCTTTGTTATCCAAATCACTTTGTGTAAACCCGTGGCACATTACCATTGGGAAATTCACCATATCAGCCGTTTCAATTGTTGGCGTAACACTTGGTCCTGCGGACCTGTCAAGATACGGTAAATCATATCTAGTTACTTCTTGATCATATAATTTCGCACTGTTTTCGTAAATCTGAGATACTATAAGCACCTTTGGGACGGGCAATATAGTAGGAGTATTCAAAAGATTGGCAATGTCAGATATTCTGAAATTCTTCGTGGCGTCACCATTTGGCACGTCTGTCCCTATCAAGATGTCGTCCGGAGAGGGCATCGCAACTGGGTATGTGTTTATTCTAGCCATATTGCAAAGGTAATGAAATATTTAGAACCCTGATACTTATGTGTCAATTGATATTATTTGAATGTTTAATTTATTTGCCACCATATTAAATGCTTCGTTATTAATATCTTCGCTGCTTCCCCATAAATCGTATTCTTCTCCTGATATTGTAATGTTGCCATCTGTTATGATTGAACTTTCTTCAAATTCATTTAAAGAATAATAAAAGGTTGCATAATTTTTTAGGTCATCATATATTACTTTTAAATAAAAGTAATTTGCTTTTTTTTGTTGACCATCTTTCCAAATGTTTATTTGTTGTATTTGTTTCATATATAATTATTAAAATGTTGTCATTACGGCTCGTTGCCAAGTATTTGTAGCAACACATACATAGATGAACCCGTTTACTATCCTAATTTCACCTAATGTTCCTGTTGATGTTGATGTTGCAGGTGCTGTATTTAATGCTGATAATTGGAATTGATTTGACCTTACAGTACCATTTACATCTAATTTATAACCACTATCTGTTGTTGTTCCTATGAGAATATTCCCATTTGCTTTTATTGTTAACCTTTCAGTTCTATTAAGGTTATTTGTTGTTGATGTAACAAAAGAAATTCGTTGTGGTGCTACACCTGCAGCTACATTTTGTTCTGCATAAAAATAAATTCCTGATGTTCCACCACCCCCCGCTGTTCCATCATAAGCATTACTCAATACAGCAGTTATTGCATCATTACTTAATGGAGGTGTAGGAGATGTAAGAGTACCTCTTGTTCTTATACCTGTCAATACTGAATATCCATTTAATGGACCAGTATTTTCAGAAGATATCAACCTAAGTTGCCCTTGCGTTCCGCTAATATTTAATTGACAAACAGATGAGTATAGATTTGCATTAACACTTGCATTATCACTTATCCATAACTTTGACTGCGGATTTGTTACCCCAATACCAAATCTATCATTGGCTTGGTCATATACACTATTTGTACCAAAAAATATACTTCCTTTAGTTGCATTACTTGTAGAAGATAGAGTAAGATTATTACTTGCCGCAGTCCCCCCAATAACAGATTGACCACCTGAAACACCTGTTGATAAATTAGATGTAACTGTCCCTGATGCTTCTGTAAGTCCTGTTGAAAATATATATGAACCACCTCCTCCTGAATATTGTGGGATGTTTAATGTAGCTCCTACTAGTGTAGCCGCACCACTTGTGCCTGTTGTTGTTAATGTCAAAGCATTCTGCTTCCCGTTAAACGTAGTCCAGTTTGCAGCTGTCAAATAACCACCTACTGAAGTAGTAGCTGCAGGGATGCTTATAGTATTAGTCGCTCTAGATAAAGGAGAAGAAAATGTTAATGCAGACTCTTTATTGCTAAACGTAGTCCAATCAGCTGTACTTAACAGGCCTCTATTAGTTGCAGAAGCTGTAGGTAAGTTAAATGTGTGTGTAAAGCCTGTAGAACTGATTGCAAAGTCAGTCCCGCTTGTTCCAGCAGAAAATGATTGAACTTGTGCTGTCAACCCGTTTAAAGCAGTTAATCCGGTTGAAAATGTTGTAATAACCTCGCTCAAATTACTATCTTGCGTATGCATAGTAATTGTTCTTCCCGAATGAGTTACATAAATCCTAACCGCTAGCCTATCTGTTGACGATAATACCGTTGCAGATACAGATAGTGCAGTAGTATACAAATCAACAGAAGTACCATTTGTAATGTACTCAGGGTTTGCGGAGCTTGTAGCAATAAGTGTAAAAGTACTTGATGCGTATTTGTATAATTCAACATAAAAACTTGGAGTTCCACCACCTGAATTTGCATTCATGTAAATTTCAAAATTCCAGTTCCCAGCAGGTATATTAAGTTGATTTGGAGATCCTACATCAGTTAAAAATGAAGCTATATACCCATTTGCACTT